GCTTTACGACCTTCTATCTGTACTTTGTGTGTTTCTTCTGGCATAATTAGATTACTGCAATCGCTCGCAGGTCCCTTACTTTCGGAACGACCGATGAATTAGACGAATACAGAGTTACCTTCACGACAAACTTGCTGAATGGTTCTTCAAACTCTACGGGCAATTCAAATTGCATCTCGCGGAAATCATCATCATTCTCTGAGATGACATTCTTCAATGGTTGCAACTGCACATAACGCTGGTCTGGAAAATCACCTTCTTCTTCGGGTGGTTGAACCTTGACGAATACTTGAATCTCCGTTTCAATCTGTTTGTTCACGGTCAAGAATACTCGTAAGTCGGTTGATTCGAAACCTGGCTCAAGCGTAACCAAACGGGTGACATACCGAGCAAGGGGTCCTGTGTTACCATCGGAAATATCAGGATCATGGGCAACGAAAGCCGAGGGTTCAAGCTCACCATTGTAGCTTAGATTAGCGATATTTGTATCACGCTCATTATTGACTCTGTTCCCAATCACGATGGCCGTCAAACGATCTTGGTCCAAAACTGGAGAGATGGCATCGTCAGATGAATTCATTTGTACTCGCAAGAGGAATGTTGCGGGATTCGTCGTCATCAGAATCTTCTGTGGATTGACAAACTTCTCTTGCTGGTTTGCCAAGATAGCTTGGAAGTTTCCGACTAATGCGGACTCAGTAGCCGGCAAAGTATCGACCGATAGGTTCAGTTGTGAATCAGGAAATTCTAACTGACTCGACAGCAGATACAGTTCGTTCATACCTGCTTCGTCAGGTAAGCTCGACGGTTGTGCCGGTAGGTTCGGGTCAGTTGAGAGAACATTTCGATAATCGAGAGTTCCCGTATTCGCCGTATCGAACTTGGCCCGATGGAGAACAAACATCAGATCAGATGTCTGGTCTGGAGTCCAGGTTGAAGCGTTCTGCGATCGGAACAATGAACCTGCATAGGGTTGCATTGAGATTCGATCTTCGGTGCCTAATTGGTTCTCACCAATGACGGCAATATAGGTCAAGTATTCGTTGCTATTTGACAAGATTACAACAACATACTCTTGACCACCAGCAAGAAAGACAGGTGACGAAAAGTTGAATCGTGTTATTGTATCCTCGTCAGAGGGATCAGGCGTATCGCTAGTTGGAATAGCCCCATCGGTTATCTTACCATCGCCGGGGTTGTCACCACGTTCCCCTGCTGGGGATCCGGTGCCGATTGCCGTCGTTGGATTAAGAGTGACTTCAGAGAATGGAATGACTGCCGACGAGTGGGGGAAACCGTTCACTACCGGTCGAATCTGAATCGTTACCGGAATATTTGTGTCCTTTGCCTTGAAGAATAGATCAAGACTTGTCAAGAATACACCGTTGGAATGAAGGTTACTATCAACCAAGAAAGTCTGTGCTAGTGGATCAACCCAACGAACCTTCGTCTGGGCATCAACCGCTCGGTCGCGGGTTCGCACGTCACGGGCAGGCCGTACTTGCGTTACAGATTGCCGTCTCAATACTGGAATACGAGTCGAGATAATTGCTTCTTCGCGGGTCTGTAATAGACCTTGAGCGGTCCAACAATTTTCTGCGGAGGTAAGAGAATTGGCAATGATATTATTGGGTTCGTCTGTAAGACGGAACAAGCGATCGCCGGTACGGAATCGACCTGCTGGTATCTCAAACTCTAGATTTGGAACTGCTCCCGCTGCATCTGTAACGATATCAGCCCCAAGCGATCCGCCATCTGGAGTGCAGAATTCAGTCACTTCAACATTGTCGAAGTAGGGGAAGACCCTAGTGTTAGGCTTCATACCCTCTGAATTGATTACAAGAGTTTGGTTTCGAATGAATCGAACAATGCTTACATCAACGATACGGTTGCCTAAAGATCGTTCGATTCTTTCAGGAACAACACGGGTTATAATACCTTGTCGAGTTTCACGACCTTCTAATGTTTCTACCGTTCGCTCGATAGTTGTTCTGGTATCCTCAACCTTACGACGCATGACACCATCGGGAGCCCGCGAGGCGTGAGCAGCACTGAGAGTCCTACGACTTGTTCGTTGGAATGTTCGGCGTCTAAGAGTTCTACCAGTCCAGTTTTGTTCCCAGTCGCCCCATTGTGTTCCAAAGCCATTAGACATAGCACCATTGGCTGCTCGCGTAGTTGCCGTCCAAGCATCATTTTCACCTTCGAGATTGATTCGTACCTCTGGTCTTTGGTCAATATCAATCCACGTATCAGATGAAGGTGAGATTCTCATGCTACCCATCCAATTTACTACATTGAAAGGATTCACACTGATAGCTGTACTAGCTGATGGTTGTAGAACTAAATTTGTTTCCTCAAACGACAAAGTTACTAGACCGTCAGCAGAGATAGCTATACTTGTATTCTTCGTGCCGGGTTCCTCGACTAGCTCGATTGGTCTGTCGATGAATGGGGGACGAAGGTGCTTACGCTCAAAGTCAATCGAAACATCATAATCTGGATTCAAGACATCACCGATGTTATGACCTTGGAAAGAATCGACCAAGATACCATTCTTGAACCGATCTTCTCCTGATGCGTCAAGCACAGTCAAAGCATCTGTCTCACGTTCAAGGAGAGTCAGAGATGTGTAATACTCAAGTCGTTGTACCCGAAGGTCAAGATCGCCAATATCGCTCATCGTATAACGCTTGTTTTCGATATAGCGTGATTCGATGTCCGCGACATTGAAAGTATACGGTGGTAGCTTTACAACAAAAAGAGTGAGTGCTTCGGGATCGTCGGCTGGCGTTTCAGCATCGAGACTTGGAATGCCACGAATGACATCGAACAGTCTCTCTTTTCGAAGAATGATCTTGTCGATTCGAGAGAGATAGAAGCTATAGTCTGCGTCGAATGCTTGGCCTGTTTGTGGTAGGAATATCTTGGTGATGTCACCTGCGGGATTTCTCAGCGGCCGGAAGTCAACCGAGTCACGCAACGCCACGGTGACACCAGTTTGTGGACTGGTATAGAGTGGAATATTTTCAAATCGTAGATTCGATGAAGGGTGCGTATAAGAGTTGACGTAAAGAGGGCCGTCGCCGGTGTGTTCAAAGTAATTGACCTTGACTGTTAAGGGAGTAATCGGAATGATTCCACTTTGGGGATCGTATTCAAGAGAACCCCAATCATAGAGATTGTCTCGTTGTCCGTCGTCAACAAAGAATGCAGGGGTCACATTAACCGGTATACCAGTGGCATCAAAGATTGAAACCATACCGAAGATATCAGCTAGAGGAATAGCACCTGTTTGCACAACCGAGCTAAGCGTAGCTGTCGCGTTCGAAGTTCCACCCGTAATGACTTCTCCTTCAACAAACACTCCATTGCTCACATTCTTTAAGATCTTGCCACGGTGACTGAAGACACCACTGATATCAATGATGTTAGCTGAAGAAAGAGCTTCAACCTTATCAAAATTCTCAAAGACTCCAGTAGTATTCGAAACATCGTAATCGAAGATTGCGCCGCGATAAACACTTCCAGTAACATTGAAGGTTGCAGTTGCTCCTGAGATCGTTCCAGTGAGTACATCACCATCGAGAAACATATCGAAGACGAATCGGAAAGATGTACCAGTTAGAGCAATTGCCTTTGCCCCCGATACGGACTCCACGATCTCACCCGGAAAGAAAGTTCCGCCTATAGAAGTCAAAACGGCATCAACTAGAATGAAAGCACAATTGATTTCTGCGGTTGCTTGACCGGGCCCGACCGGTTGCACTTCAAGTGTCTCGCCTAAATCAAAGGCACCTGTGAAGGTGTCATAAGTCCATTCGAGGAAACCAACCAGAACTTCATTTGCTAAGTCAACGGTTGCTGTTGCCCCTGATGTAGTACCAGTAACAGTTTCGGTATTTGTAAACGTATCATCAAGACCTGTTAGAAGAACATCTGCATCAAGAGTGATTGGAGTTGGAACTTCAAAATTCTTCTCTAAAACTTTATTGCGTCGAATCAAAGGCTCGTCTGAAATATTATCATCATTGATATCTAGTGTTGCAATGAGAGTTACTGACAGATTAGCTAATGATGGAATCGTTAAAGTAACCGTACCTTGCGTGAAAGGTTGTGATACATTATTAGTGAAAATACTATTACTGCCAGCGGTCATGTCAATAATATTGCCGCTCTCGTCGATCACCGTGTAGAAGTTCAAGTCAGAACCAGTGACCGGTTCGCCTCCTATAAATCGAATCTTAGGATTACCAGTAGTAGCTGAAGCAATACCAGATGCATTGAGCGTAATCTTGAAAGATTGTTGACTACGCCAATCAGTTTCGTCGAACTTCGCAGTAGCTTGACCTACAGGAACAGGAAAGATCAACCTGTTTGCCTCAGACTCAAAGAGGATTGTTCCCGAGTCTCCTTCTCGGTTTACCGTAGCAGCATCGACACCTTCGGGTTCTCGAATATTCCAAAAGAGAGTGGATAGCACATCTTCGATCTTACGAACATCTGCCATGCTCTTGCCCGAGACGAACGTACTATCAAACAGATAAATTCGATAAGCAACAGAACTATCTCTTTGAATCTGCCGAACGCGAGCAGTTCCAACCTGAACCAAAAACTTATCTTGAAGATTGACTACCGGCATAGCGTCCATATTAAAGTCTGTATCCCAATCCTCGAACTTTGTGTCAGTATTTGAATCGACTAGAACATAGTTACCGAAATTGGTACTGATATTGAAGTTGCCAATTGCTCCTGTATCGCGTGCTTTATCAACCTTGACAAATTCGGTAGCAAGCGTTTCGAATTCGAAACCCTGCACGAACGCTTTACCAGGCTCAAGACCAAAGGCGATCTTATCCTCTTCACCGCCCTGAGCGAGAGTGAATACACCTTTAGTATCTTCAGTGAATCCATCACTGACCGGGTCCGTATCAATTACTGCGGTTGCTCCGGTTACATCTTGGGTAATTGTTTCATTCGCAATAAAAGTACCACTAAGCATCAAGAAACACATTTGATCGGTCGGTGCTGATGTATAGTTAGCAATGAAGTCAACAATACCCACAGCACCCGACGTACCACCAGTGACGTTTCGATTACCTGGACTATCAGATTCTAGATCGAATGTTCCTGTAATCGCACTGACATCAAGCTGAAAATTATCGTTCTTTAGATGCGGTCGAATATCAGGATTGAATGCACGAACTGTAAAGCTACCATGGATACCTTGAACCTGTTGAGCAAGTTCATTCTCTAGAGCAGAATAGTTAGGACGAACAGCTTGCAGTACGGTGATGTCACGCCGAATTCGCATCCATTCAACGAAGTTTGGATCAGCAAAATCTGTTGGTGCGTCTGCGGTATCATCGAACAGATGGAAGTCGATGAGCAGTTCAATACGCAAGCGATCAGCGCCCGGAGCATTGAAGTTGGGAGCACCAAATGCAGGATCAAGTAGAGACGAATCATCGTCACTAGTTACGACATCTTGTTGAATGTTGAATCCAATACGAGCATTGATGCCGGTAAATAACCGAACGTTCAGAGGGATTGGGGAGTCGGCTGCAACTGCTGGTCTAAAGGGAGCTACTCGCTGTGCATCGTTTAGGATAAAGAACCCATCAACAAAGAAGATACCTTCATCAATAGATGCCAACTTCGCGGGGCCTGATACAAGCATATTGGGATTAACAGAAGCATCTTTGACTGTAGCTTCGGTAAGCGTTACGGTATTAGCTGACAGTAAAGTATCTGTGGGTTGAAATTCACTATTGTTGCCAGTGCTATTATACTCAATGAATAAGATCACATAAGGATCATCACCGGTCACACTGATGGCATGAAACACAAACGCTTTCAGGTCAGTGTCGGTGGTGCTGGAGATATCGAATCCAATAAAGTCCTCAGCAACTAGATCATTACCACCGAACGTTGGATCGACCCGCAGGAACTGAATGTTCTGGTCTGCGATGTCAGCAGCAATGACCTTGCTACCATCCTCGAAGATATGCGACCCGAATCGGTCGATCTGATTCTGGAGAACAGTTTGGAGTTGGGTAAGCTCACGGGCTTGTACGGCGAACCCGGGACGGAACAGCTCCCTAAGAAATTTCTTCTTGGGGTCGTAGTCGTCAAAGTAGGGTTCAACATTGAAGTCAACAGTGGATACCATGCATCAATTCCTTAAAATTCAACGAGGATCTTGAATTCCTCGGCCTGTTCGCTGTCTCGTTGAATGGGCTTTACATTCTGTATGTATAACAGTTCCCCTGATCTATTGACCAGTTCCGGGACACTCTTTGCAGTAACTTCACCGATATTGGAAACGGTGATAAGCGTATCGGGATCGAATTCGTCGATCAGTTCACCTATTTGGAATTCACCACGCACATCGACTAGACTTAGGACACCCGTTAACCCGTCTGGTGCTGGTTCCCATTGTGCAATGATCCCTGCAACTTCTACGTCAGCTTGACCACCAACATCAATGATGATTTCAAAAGTAGATGTGCCGAGAACGATTTCGCCATCTAGGAAAGTTCCAGCGACCGTCTTTAGAGCAAGCAATGAACCAGGACTACCGATAGTAGCGGGGGTCCATGCTACTACTATTGCCGTGGTAGATGAAATTTGGCCTGTGACCGTCTCTCCCACGATAAAATCTTCACCTGAAACATAAGCTGAAGCATCGGTCAACTCAAGTTCACTCTGTCCGCGAGCAATACTATCGAGCGTAAACGAAGCATCGGTGAATTGATTTAGTATACTACCATCTGATTTGAGGGTTAGCTCACACGTTTGACGATATGATTCTGGTGTGTTCAAAGGTAATTGATTTACCAAGACAACCGTAGCTACCTGCGTGTCAATCGTCACAAACCCTGAGTCGAATTGTGTCAAGAATTCACCAGGATTCGCTCCCTCAGGCAAGACGAAATCTTGCGTTGTTGCATTCTCGATTACCAGTATACCAGCTTCGCCACTTATATCAGGCGTCCAACTCACGATCTCACCGACCGCTCCACTCTCCTCACCGAAAGCAAAGAAACCAAGGGTGAATGAATTTGTGACCAAAGCATTCGAACCATCCCAAGCTACTTCGATTGATAGTCGGGGTGGGATTTCTTCACCAGCAATTGTGCCCGAGCCATCGTTGAGGACCGGGTTGCGAACAATTCCAAATTGTCGGAAATCGTTAGCGACTGGGAAGACTCCAAGTTCGTCTTGGTCCGTTCTGACTACGATCAGGGCTCGTCTTGCACAAAATTCTTTCACCGCGTTAGAGCCGTGGCCTCCCGGAGGAGAAATTTCTGCTTGTGCATCCGCTGGAGTCGGATCTCCTAAAGGAAACACAGGGGTCACTTCAACAGTTGCTCGCGTATATCCACTACCACGGGTCACAACATTGATCGCTGTAATAACACCATTACTATCAACAATCGAGGTTGCAGTTGCGTCTTGACCATCACCAACAATAGTAACCTTCGGTGCGATTTGATAGAAACTTGATAGAGCCGGGTTCGTATCAGCGACTAGATTAGCTTCCCAGGGTTCATCAAATGTAAAGATTTGAGTCACTCCATCATATGCAACTACTTCACGTTGCTGACCAATACCTGGACCAGAAAGAATAGTAGCAACATAGCCGTTGAATACATCATTCACCTGGCTAAGTGTAGAAGAACCCTTCATCTCTCTACTCTTGACTTCATAACTATCCACGCCCGCTACGAGCGTAGTTGAGAATGGAGCATTGAGCGTTGCTGTCTGTGTCGTTCCATCATAACTTACAATGATTCGTTGTTCGCCCGATGCTATACCGTCGATAATACGACATATCATATTAACGTATGCACCATCCACTAAGCTCGCTGTACCATTGTCTAGCTCGATGTCTCCAGCCAAGGGATTATCTACGCTGACAACAACTCCAGTATCTTCGATTGCGTTCTCGTTCCTCTGTACAAACTGAATTGAACTTGGTGGAATAACAAAAGGATACGCAGGGTTCGGAGTAATCTCACCAGGACTGATTAGATCAATAAAATCAATTGACCCGTCGATTGCAGCTTCCTGTACATTGAATTGTAGCTGTCTCTCGTCTGGTAGTAGCCCACTTGTGCCTCTGATAAACTCGACTGGCATGAAATCTAGAGTCAAGAAATCACGAAGATCCTCAGGCACACGGTACATAAATTTCCAGCGATACAGGTCGTTTGGTCGAACGAATGCCTCGGTAGATGTGCCGGTAGGTTTCTCGGTCGAGAGTCCGCCAAAGTTATTCCCCAAGCATTTGTATACATTTTGACCATCAACTAGAACATAGAACTCCGCTGGGTTGTCCTCGAGGAACAAGTCTGTATCATCATCATACTGATCGAAGGCTCTGCCTGGCTCCCAATCGACTCGGGGAATAACCAAGAAAATATCATTGAACCCGACTCGTTTGAAAGCCAGAGCTTGCTGCCAGGCTTGAATCTCGGAGTTAACTGAATCGACGTTGAATGGAGGGTTAGCATCGTCAGCACCCGGTTGTGTTGGCTCGCGGTCCCATGAAGTAATTCTCGACAAGAACAGATAGAAGTGATCGCCCGAATTAAGATTGAACAGATCCTTGAAACGCTGGGCCAAGTATCGTCTGAAATTACACCTAAATGGTTCGCATTGAGTCATATGACTTTCTCTCTATCGTCCAGTTATTTATTCGCTTGGACCAGACCCATCCAAACCACCGATATCGGAGTTGGGATA